AATAATTTGTAATCACCATATTTTTTAGGCATTATTTCCTCGCTAAGGCTTTTGCCATTGCCATCTTTTTGTCGGCAGCCGCATAGTCTTGGGCAACCTTAACAGAAATGTCGGCTTTCTTGGCGAACTCTGGGTTATGCGCCGCAGCTTGCATAAATTGGGCTTGTTTTTTAGAGTAGCTTGGCATCAGAATCTACCTTGAAGTTGTAACCCTATGCTTTGGTCATAAGGTGTTTTCTTGCCGTAAACGCCAACTCCCATGTTTTTGTTAAGTTGTTGCAGGTATTGCATCTGCATTTCTTTTATTTTTTGACGTTCAGCATCTTGACCTGTCATTGCCCTTGCTTGAAATTGACCGCGACCCATTGGTGCGTTATAGCCAAGGGTTGCTGTGCGCTCTGGCGTATTTAGGCTTTTTAGCAAATCAACTTGCGCCATTCCACCGCCAACAGGCATTTGGTTGCTCAACGATACAGTGTTTTCCAAACCCATAGGGTTAGCTGTTTTTGCATATTCCAAATTGCCAATTGGCGTGTCTGTTCCAAGCGTTCCCTGCAAAGCATTAGGATTTTTAAATGCCCTTAAATCTGCATAACCTAACTCATTACCTACGCCCAATTGCTCAACTTGATTGCTTTTCATGCGGTTGAGCTGATCCATCATGTTTTGGGTGTATAGCTCTTGTTCTTTTTGCCCTTTGGTGTCTAAATTAACCAAGGCTCTAGCCATTTCTTCTTTATCCATGTTCTAGCTCCCTCATCTTGATTAAGCCGTTGAGCATCCTGCTCTTGGTATTAAACCATTGCTGGCTAAAGTCGCAATCTTCATAGTGCTCAAACTCAGGTATGCCCAGCGTGTAGTGCGCTATCTTGGCATTCTTGTTGTCCTGCTCGCCCACCAGTACGTTCCATTCTTTCGGTAGCTCACCGATAAGTGAATCTGGCAGCCAACCGAATCGGTGCAGGTCTGAGCCGCTGTGGTCATCCACAAATTCAGGTGTCAGCACTTTATTTCTTGGGTGTTCGCAATTCCAAAGTATTAAGCTTGACCAGTTCTTTCGGGGATAGTCCCGATTCGCTGCTTCCATTGGTGTACCGATATATTTCCTTGGGTGCTTGGTCTGATATTCGTGCTTGACCACCTGCACCGCCTTGGTCGGATCAAATAGTTTGCTTAGGTCGTCAATGTTTGCCAGCATCAGCATATCGCTTGCGTCAAGGAATATTGCCTTGCCGCTGAACTTGGTGAAGTAGGGTACAAGAAACCGCTGATAGGTAAATGCGTTTGTGCCGTCTCTCTGTGTACCGTACAACGGTGTTATGGCGACCGGCTCACTGCTGCGCTCAATCAGGCTCTGGCAAAACACATGGTAGCCAATAGCCTCTCTTGGGTCGTAACCGGCAAATATCCTGATCATTTGAGGGTCAACTTGTACAGGGTTGTGTCAATCAGCGCCGCTATCTCATCCACAATGTTCTGGAGCTGGGTGTCGTCTGGCAATGCCTCTCGGTTCTTGTAAACGTATTCCTTGATACTGGTCAGGTACTTAACAGGGTCTTTGGCGTTGTGAAAGTTTTCAGGAAAGTCCTTGATTTTTTCGTAGCACCCTGCGTAAGCCTCGGCGAACTGGTCAGCCAGGTCAACAATCTCAACGTAGTAAGCCCCCAGCGCCATATGAACTGAAAATGAGTCAGTGGCTAAGTGCATGAAATGCGTCACGGTAGAGCTGTGAAACATTGTGGAAATAAAGTCGGCAACGTCTTTTTTCATACTATTCCTTATGGCTGCTGGAACTCAATTTGGTTTTCAACAAAGCAAAATGGAAAGCCAGAAAACATTTTGCGTCAACATCCTTGAATGCAGGCTTAACATTCCAACAAGTATGGGGACTGGTTGGCCTCATCAGCTTAAACAGTGAGCAATCCCCATGCGTGTTAGCTCCAAAAAAAGAGGGTCACAGACCCTCTAAAGGAGACAACTGCGCCTCTATTGTAAACGTAGGAGTCGGTACGTCAACAGGCCATTGTTCAGATTCTTGCAGTCTGGCTACCGTATTTACATGGGCAAGCAACCACTTTTGTTGACGCTGTTCTTTGGTCAAATCCTTGCCTTGGTCGATCTCGTAATGGCATTTCAGGCATAGCGCAGCCACCAGATTGTCATCAGCCTTAATCCCTCGCCCTTTGCCGCCGCCCCAATTTGCGTGTGCGGCTTGCACCATGTTGCCCGACCCACAGGACTGGCATTCAAGCCCCGCCACCAGCTTTAACAGCTTTTTTGACCTTACGTATTGATGTTTTTGAAACATGGGTAAACTTCTTTTTGGTTGCCGATTTTCTATGCTTGCGGTGATCACTTTGGGTCGGCCTTGTGCCGATCCCTTTTTTTATTCCTCCAAAGCTCGAAATTTAACGCCTTGCTGTGCGCCAAACATTACGGCTAATTCAATCAGCTCGTTCATTTCTGCCACGGTCATTTTGCTGGTTCTTGCGCCAATGACCACAAAACCGCCCTCGATGCCTGGCACAATCTTTTGTTTTTTTAGTCCCGCCGTCAATACGTCTTTCCATTCGTGCTTGTCCAACTTTAAACCGTGCCAGATTACTTGCTGGGCAATGTCCTCAAGGTTTGCCCACATTAGTCGGTTTTGCTCAAGGCTTCTCACTTCAGCACCCCAATCATTTTTAAAGCCCCGTCAGGGCTGTCAATCCTTGCCAAAGTACCTCCGCACCAACTTTCAAAAAAGTCTCGTTGTAACGGTGTAAAACGGCTTTTAGCGGTACGTTTGATTTCCACAAGGAATGTATGGTTGCCATACCCCACCAAAAGATCAACCGGCAAGCCAATGATCCAAACATAAGCGCCAGCAGCCCTTAACGTGCTCACAATGGCATCTTGATTACTGTCCACCTTAGCTGCGTATCGCATTCATGCGTCTCCGTAAGTCATCAGCAGCTTTCTGCCCACGCCGCTCTACTACGTCTGATAAGGTTTGCAGCCACCAAGCTGATGCTGCGGCTTTGCCGTGTTCCCGTATCTTCTTCCTGTACCGCCTGATCCAGTCCTTGGCCTCGGTCTGGCGCAAGGTCTCCAGCATCTCGTAACGCTGTTCGGATGACAGACTGGCTAAATTCTTCGCCGTCTTTGAGTCGGGCAAGGATGGAGTTTGCAACAAGTCGTTCATGATTCACTTAGGATTCTCCATGCTGTTGCCGCACACAAAGGGACTTGTCCATTCCCAATGGCTTTAAGTCTGTCCACCCTAGCGGCCACCCCATCAGCCACTCGACCCACGTTGGGTTCAGATGACCACCACCTACTGACGCTGCCGTAGCTTCTGGCAAATTCGGACTGAATCCCCTTGCTGCTGCTTTGCTCATGGCTTCCGCACTTGTTGCTCCCTTGAAGTCCGCTGCTCTTGGGGTTGGCCAGGTCAGAACTGCTGTGCTGAGACTTGTCTGCGTCCCTTTTTTGCCCTCTCTGCGTATCTGCAAGCCCTGTCTGGCTTCCGAATGCACAGGGGTTGGCCACAAGTCCATTTTCTTTTTTAGGGCTTTCCTGCTGTTGCTCCCACCGTCTAATCCTGTTGTGTTGGGTGTGTGGAAGCTGTTTACACCATTTGGCGACAATCCAGATTCTGTCCCGCTGATGCGGCGCTCCAACGTCTGCTGCTCCCAGCACTCCCCATTTCGCATCAAACCCCATTGAGGCCAAGTCTCCAAGAACTCTTCCAAGTCCCCTAGAAGTAAGCATTGGTGAGTTTTCCACAAAGACGTATCTGGGTCGTACTTCACAAATGATCCTTGCCATTTCTCCCCACATTCCTGATCGTTCTCCATCAATTCCTGCGCCTTTTCCTGCGGCACTAATGTCCTGACATGGAAAGCCACCACTGATAACATCGACAATTCCTCGCCAAGGATGTCCGTCAAAGGTGCAAACGTCATCCCAAATCGGGAAAGTCGGGAGAAGACCGTCATTTTGTCGGGCGCACAGTACGCTTGCGGGGTAGGCTTCCCACTCAACGGCGCAGACTGTTCGCCATCCAAGGAGCTTGCCGCCAAGTATTCCTCCACCAGCGCCTGCGAAAAGAGCCAACTCATTCAAAACTCCTCCCCAACCTCATGCCAACTTTGGACAGCAGGTTTTTTCTCAATTCTTTGCCATTGGTGCTTTGAACATTTCGGTTTATCGCCGTCAGAATGAACTGACCAGCGATTTGGGCAGCCGTATACTGAACACATTAAACGCTGAATTTCATCAAAAGAATCATCTTTTTGCTGGGTGAAATTAGTTATTGCCATGATATTTTCCCTCCACGATTTTTGCAAAATTGCTTGGTTTTAAAATCCATTCCAAGTCGGCAACAAATGCCCGACCATCTTTGCCGTTGACCCTGCCAGTCAAAAATCTGGATTTGCTGACAGATTGGAAAAACTGTCCCCACCAGTTAAGCACATCATTGGCATCAATGTCGTTTGCTTGCGCCAGCTCTGCCGCCACTTCCCGCCATCGCTGTCGCAGGTAACCAGCCCTTGTTTCGTTCCAAACTTCTACCCTACGCATTGTGGGCAGGTTCTGGTGATAAAGCTCAATGACTGCCTTGTGGTCGCAGCCTGGTAACTTTTTTGGTGAATCAGGTTCACCGTCAGGTGGACATATATATGTTTTTAATTGGTTATTGGTTATTGGTTCTTGGTTATTGGTTGCTATTGGGGTGGCATTAGGGGGGCTATTAGCCTCCCCATTGGTATCCTTATGCCACCGCTTTGCCGCCCCTTTTTTCCCATCGTCTGAAAACTTGCGATATTTAACAATTTCCGCGTCAGCACGGGGGTTTATAAAACCCACATCGGTAGAAACAAAGAACTCGTTAAGCACACTCAGAACTTCCTGTTCGTTGTCACGCATACCAATCTGGCGAGCAATGTCCCGCTGTTTTATCGGTATTTCATGCAAGTAATAGTAATCAAGCAACCGGCGAAAAGCCAAGTCCTCAAACAAATTTAAGTGGTGGGTATGCGATTTGTAGTCGCCAATATGAAATTGATAAAAGTGCATAACAACCTTACTTCATTGGTCATCTTCACATGAGAAACATTGGCAGGACGGTGAAGAATCGTCTTTTCGGGAGCTACCCTAGCCACGTTTCAAACAATCTTACACCACAAACCACAGTGGTCGCAAATCTTTCAATTGCCGCAATCTCAGCTCTGGCACAGTCTTCCACTGGCAGACCGCCGCCCGATTGATGCCAAGAATTTTGGCAAGCTCAGTCTGTGAGCCTGCGAGATGGACTAATTGATCTTTTGTCATAGCAGTATTGTATGTTAAGGCAAATAAACAACATAGTCCCCACAAAACAGTCAGGTACTTAACAAATTGCTTGCATGGTTGTTAATTATCCTTAACAATGCACCCATGCCCCAGCAATTTCGCATAGGGTCTTTTAGGAGTAAATATGAAACACATTGCAACCCTTCCCGCCTTAGACGCACGCATCATGATTGACCAAGGTCTTGAGCACCTTGTTGTTGAACATGGCGACTTAACCAAACCCCTAGATTGCTACTTTTGCCCAGTTACCGGCAATTTGTGGCACGCCTACCTTGGCACAACAGAACTCTATAACGTGCTGTCAGCCACCGTTATATCAGCCCTTGAACGTGAATTTGCACCTTTGTGCGTATAAGGAATAACCATGTTTGACATTGAAAAATACACCAAACCGACAGACTGGTCACAAATTGCCTTGTGGGTTGTTTCAGCCGCCGCCATTGTGGTGGTTTTGCTTGACCTTTTTATTTGGAGACCCTGATGCGATATTTATTTTTACTGTTGATGACAGCTTGCGCCTTTGACCCAGAAACAGACCAAAAACTGGTCATGGACAAAAACATTCAGCCAATGGGCAGGAATGAAGTCATAGACGCAATCAAACAATGCGAAAAGAATGGCCTGCGAGCCATCACGATTTACGGTAAACGCAAAATTAATGGTTACACCGCCGAGACGCTGGTGGATGTGACCTGTGGCCCAAAATTTTATTAAGAGGTAATCATGGAAACACCAATTGGAAAAAACATTGCCGCGGCCTTTGTCAAAGCTCAACGTGCCTTTGGCCCTGCGCTCAAAACGTCCACAAACCCGCATTTCAAATCCAAGTACGCTGACCTGGCTAATTGCGTGGAAGCTGTTGTAGACGCTTTAAACGCCAATGGCATAGCCCTCATGCAGCGTACCTTTGAATGCAAAGATGGCGTGATGGTGGAGACCGTGTTTGTCCACGAAAGTGGCGAAGTCATGGAATGCGGAATGCTGCACGTTCCTGCTAGCAAACATGATGCAATGGGTTTTGGTAGTGCGTTGACTTATGCGCGGAGATACAGTTTGCTTGCCGCCACCGGTCTTGCCACGGTTGATGATGACGGTGTAGCAGCCAGCCGCCGCACCGAAATCAAGTCCACGGTCAACGAAAACCAAATTGCTGACCTGATGGCGGCAATGGATGAAGTGACCACGGTTAAAGAGCTTCAAGAAACCTATAAGGCGGCCTACAAGGCCACAAACGGCGAACAGGCATGGCAAGCTAAAGTCATTGCCAAAAAAGACGCTAAAAAAGCGCAATTAGAAGCCTCATTGTCTAAGGAGTTAGCCAAGTGAATGAATTTAACAAACCAACCAACCCACACGCATTTCCTAATCCACACAAGTCAGACCTGACAGGCATGACGTTGATGGATTATTTTGCGGCAAAAGCTATGCAAGCCTTAGTGTCATTAGATGAAACAGATATGGAGTTTGATGAGTATGCGGGTTGCTCGTATGCAATAGCATTTGCCATGCTTAAAGAAAGATATTCAATTACAAAGGATGAAAATGGAACAACGAACTGAAGAATGGTTTGCCGCCCGATGCGGCAAGGTCACCGCAAGCCGTGTAGCAGACATCATTGCCAAAACCAAATCAGGGCCAAGCGCCAGCCGCGAGAACTACCTAGCCCAATTGGTTTGTGAAAGGTTAACAGGTAAGCCTGCCGAGTCTTTCAGTAACGCAGCAATGTCTTGGGGAACGGATCAGGAAGAATTTGCCCGCGCCGCTTATGAGGCCAGAATGGACATCTTGGTAACAGAGGTGGGGTTTATAGACCACCCTTGGATTCCCATGTGTGGCGCTTCTCCTGATGGCCTGGCTAATGAGGGAATGGTGGAGATCAAATGCCCAAACACTGCTACGCACATTGAAACGCTGTTAAGTCGAACTGTGCCAGCCAAATACATTACGCAAATGATGTGGCAAATGGCCTGTGCCGACCGCCCTTGGTCTGACTTTGTAAGTTTCGATCCTCGATTACCAGAAAAACATCAGCTATTCATCAAGCGTATTAACTATGACCCCGAAATGGTTAATCTGCTTGAGAATTCAGTTATCCAATTCTTGGGTGACGTAGACCTAAAAATTCAACAACTTGAAAGCCTTCCATGAAAAAGATTAAAAACATTGTTGTCATAACTGGCACATACACCAACAAAGACGGTCAGGAAAAGAAACGCTACCAGACCATTGGCAGCTTGTTTGAAGATGGCGAAAATTTTAAAATTAAGTTAGACACCATACCTTTGGCAGATGGTGGCTGGACAGGATGGGCAAATTGCTATGACTTGGAGGAAAAGACAAATAAGCCAGAGGGTAAATATGATGACACCAGTATCCCTTTTTAATCGAGCACGGTCACTTGATCCAGTGACTAGCCACGCCGCCGCAGCTCAGGTCACGTTTGCTGATCAGCACTTTGAGCAGATTGTGGATTGCCTACAGCGATTTGGTGTGCGAGGAAAGGACGGTATTGCAGAGCTTACCGGCCTAGATGGGAATCAGGTAGCCAGGCGGCTGCCTGAGCTTGCCAGATTGGGTATGGTGGAGCTGACCGGCAATAACACCAAGTCAAAGTCTGGCAGGGCAGAGCGTGAATGGCGGTTTGTGCCTATTCAACGGGAGTTGATATGACACAGCAAGAGCCTGTAGCGTGGCTGTTGACTGACAAAAACATTAACTCGCTTCAAGTGGATTCCATTCAACGCTTGATTGATCGTCTGAAGCACGCACATCACACAGACTTATGTGTCAGGATTAACGGGCAAGATGAGTGGTTTCAGGCTGATTGGCTAAAGCACATGGTAAGAGTCACCCCTCCACAGCGCACGTGGGTAGGACTGACGGGGGAGGAGCGTAGTGAACTTGTAACACTACATCATGGATGGAATGAATACGGGCAAGCCATTGAAGCCAAACTCAAGGATAAAAACACGTAATGGAAGTGTTTATTACCATCCTAGTCATGGCGGTCGGCGCACTTATTGGCATTGGCGGGATTGTCCTGTTGCTTTACATTTTTGCCGATTAAGCAAACATCCTTGTGCCTTGTTTATCAATGATCAGCGCCATGTTGCGGGGTTCAGCATTTTCAATATTGGGGATTGAAACGTGTGTCCAGCGGTCAAACTCTCTAATTACTTGATCGTAAGCTAAGTCAGATTCAATAATAGCCTTGACAACCTCATCAGGGGTCATGCCTGGCACTCTAAAATCGCAAGCTGTCCCACGCCTATGCTGTGACTTGTCAGACGATCCTACGGCATCATTAACGGCTTTTGACCTAAATGCAGAATTGATAATTATGGGTTTGCCACCCAGCACGACCTTGACCTGCTCCAAAAAGTCAGCCAGCCGGTACAGATTAACCAATTCATCAGCATCAGGCATATTGTCAAACTGACGATGGTCTGTGTGGATTAATTCCTCAAGAGTAAAGTTTGGCGTAAGGTTCATTTTTGGCCTTTTAAGGTTTCACGGGCTTCGTTATAGAGGGCGACACAGGTTGCAAGTTTTCTAATGGCGGTGTCTCCTTCGCTGGTGAGGGCGATAAGAGCTTTAGAAGTCTCTGAGTCAAGTTCGGCTGTGGCGGTTCTGAGGTCAGCTCCACTGGTAACGCTGGCATCTGCGGAGGTTGGTACGGGGCAGTCGGAGGCTTTGACAGCAATCCGCAACTTGAGCATCCCAGACTCAATATCAGCATTGTGCTTTTGCTGTAAAAGTTTTGCATTTTGATTTGCTTTCTGTAGTTGGTTTGATTGGACATTAACCGCAGCAATCAGCGCCTGCTCTTTTTGTCTAGCCTCGGCATTTAATGCGGCAATCTCAGCTTGCTGGCGCATGAGTTCATCATTCTCACCCTTTGAGTATCCAGCCGTAGCCGCCCCCAAGATTACAAACAATACACCAATCCATACCCACGGGTTAAACAGGTTTAACATCATCTGCTTTCATCATTGCTTCGGTCTTGTCTTTGCTGGATTTGCTTGAACCGTAAAAGAACGAAATAATCGTGGCAACCGCTGTACCCAGCAGGAATCCAAGAATAATGTTTGCAAAGTCTCGACCGCCTTCTGGCAACAGAATGAACGTCACACAGAAAAAATAAAGAACTGAAGTGATTGCCCAGAACCACGCATAGTAGTAAATGAAATGTTTGGCTGTTATGTCATTTGGGTCTATCGGCATCGCGTTTCTCCTTTTCAATTTCACGTCTAAGTTTTTCCACTTTCTCAACTTGCGCTTTGATTTCATGCTTGGCTTCCAAGATGTCCAAGTACAGCATAGCGCCCAAGGGAAGCAGCAAGGCTATGAACAAGCAGCAGGCTACCCATCCCACTATGTCTTCCCCCAACGATTCAACAGGGCGAGCCATGCCCACAGGTACAGGAGGAATATAAAAGTCACTACCACTGCCGCCAGTTTTGCTTGTAGGTTTCTTTCTTCCTGCCGCCGTTGCCATTGCATCTGCCTTTCCTGCGCCTCCTTTGCAAGTCTAGCGCTCTCTTGCTGCTCTCGGATGACACCGCGCATCTCATACGTCTGGGTGTACAGATCGGCCAAGCCAGGGGTCTGATACACCATAATTTCTCGGATCGTCACGTCCAGTTTGGCCATTTCTTGCTGGCACATGATGCGGTTCATGGCGGTTTGCATTTGCTGGGCATTGGTTACAGTCGGGTCATAGACTTTGGCCTTTTCTTCTTCCGCTCGCAAATACTCGGTCAGCTTGTCTTGCAGCGTCCAGAACTTTGTCAGTTCAGCGACGATTCCTGCCATTGCTTGGCTTTCGTTGTAGTCAACGAACTTTTCCTTTTTCGCCACAGGCTTGATCGCGGCTGCGGGCTTTGCAAACAGTCGCTGCCACCATGATCGGACTGCCTTAGCGTCGGTGGCAATCTCTTCAGCGGTGGACTTGATCTTGATGAAGTTGGCTTTGCTTTGCTTGTACAGGTCGCACAGCTTGGTAATTCCTTGAACACAGGAATTGGCAGCGATGAGCAAACTGATCGGATCAATCTACAGCCCCAATAGCTTTTTGACAAACTCACCGGCAACGCCAGGGCCAAACAATACACACAACATGACTGCGTACAGCAGGTACTCAATCTTGGTCATGCGCTTATCGCCGTCAGCCAATGTCTTTTGAATGGCTTCATACCGCTGGGCGCAAATGGCCTCATGCACCGCAAAATCTAATTCAAGCTCGTCACTCATCTGCTGGCTCCGGTGTGTTGCCCTCTGCAAGCCATGCAAGGTAGGTTTGGTAGTCTGTGTTGGCAGGGTCAAAAGGAATGCAAGCACCATCGCTTGTGCGAATAACGCTGGTTTGGTTGCCCATGAATTGTGGTGATAGTTTGTACATTTAAAACTCCGAAGATAACCCTAAAATTCCAGTAAGCACAGTAAACGCTGCACAGTGGCCTGTAGTTAGAACTGCCGCAGTTGTCACGTTTAAAAGACCTCCAGCAGCACCAATACTAGAAGTTATAGCTGTACCGGGAGTTGATGCCGCAGCGTAGTTAACTTGATAAGTTGTAGGCGCTGTCAAAGTAGGGGCTGACCTCATTAAAACAGGCAAATTTATTTGTGTATTTGTTTTTGTTGTACTTTCATTAAACCCAACTCCTGCAAAACCTGCATTGGTGATACCAACAAAGTACCGCTGACACAAAGCAAACTCAGTCCCATAAGGTCTGTAATCAAAGTTCGTTGCTGTTGAGCCTTTTTCTAGCTGTACGCCTGTGATGTAGAAAGTAGCTCCGTTTGTGCCGACTACTGATGTTGAACCGCTTGGGACAAATACTTGAGAACCAACCCAAGCGCCAGCAGTGCCGCTTCCATTGGTTGAGCCAACACCAAGACCCAAAAGCACCCAAATTCCAAGACCTGTATCAGTTAACCAAGTCCCTGTTGTATCGCCAGCAATAGTGATTGATTTTTGTTCCCATGTATTTGCTGACGAAATGGTATAACTAAACGGATAACAACGACTAGATGCATTGTTTCTTAAAGATCCACCAAAAGTTCCTGTTAAAGAACTACGCACCCAAAATGATAATGTGACTGTTGCCGCTGATGCTGTACCCCAAGCTAAATCAGTAACATTTAATCCTTCTATTGGGTGTTGTATTAAATAGTAATCTCCAGCCAAAACTGAATAAGCAGATTGCGATGTTATTCCTTGATACTTAACAAATCCTGCTGGAGGAGTAACTGAGCCAGCATTTTGTTGTGCAATCAATTTTCCAGTAACCGTTTGAACAATTTGGAATCTATCAATGTTGTAGCCATTAATGGTGTTTGCTGTTGCCGCACCAGCATATCTTTGGTCAATCACCATTGCCCCATTGATGATGCGGTTTTTATAACCGTTGTATTGCACCCCTGTGCAATTTGTCAAAACACCAGATGCTGGAGTGCCTAGCGCTGGGGTTACCAAGGTTGGGCTAGTGTCTAAGACCATCTTGCCTGTGCCGGTCACCGCATTGGTTAGCGTCACGCCGCCATAGGTCAAAGTTGAACTTAGCGTAGCTGCACCAGTTACCCCCAAAGTGGTAGACGCTGTAATTGCTTTTGCAGCCAACGTGGTGTTTGCCACGGTCATTGTGCCGGTTGCAGCGCCAACATTGACCGCAGTAGCTGCACCGCCTAAATTTAAGGTGGTCGCTGTAGCATTTATCAAATCAAACGATGTGCTTGGCGTTGTGATGCTGGTGGTTATATTGGGTGAGGTTGTCGATAAGACCCCCGCAATATTAGCCGTAGTACCCACATACAGCGCTTTAGCCACACCCACACCGCCTGCGGTGATAATTGACCCTGTAGAGGTGCTTGTGGAATCTGTGACCAGTGTGGAACTGATACCCGCAGCAAACGGTATACGAGCCGTTGTAGCCGTCTGACCGTCTTTTGTGATAGCCGTGGACAGACCTGTTGCCAAGTCCGCTGTAAGGGCGTTAAAGGCGGTCGAGGATATGACCGTGCCAGTGATTACCGGCTGTCCGGTGGTGTTTATTTGGAATGTCCCGCTGCCGTTGTAACTCATTGCTGCTCTCCGATAAGTGTGTATGGACTGGTTTGTGTCCCCAGCAAAGCCGCCATTCGTGCTTGCTGATTATTCCTTACTTGTTCTGCAAAATTCTGTGCTCCTGCTGGTCTTTTTGCCAATAATGCAGCCATCATCTTTTGTCCTGCTGTTGAATACATTACAGGTGCAGCCGCCAATCCAGCAGCAATGCCAGGGTAGCCCGACAATCCAGCGCCACCTGATGCCAACATTGCCGCCATTGTCCGATAAGGCGTTCCAGAATCAGGAACTTTGTTGCCTAAAACTGTTTTGCCAGATTCAGACAAATCTTGCATTAATGCTTCACCCTTGGCAAATTTTGCTTTGTCTTTGCTTTTGTCAGTAGCTCTAACTGCATTTTGTAATTGAGCTGGAGAAAAAACGCCTTCTTCTGCCCCTACCTTACTAGCCGCATTTTGAACACGTTTGTAATTGGCATACCCTGTATCAATTGCTTTTAATTCTGCGGCATTTTGAGGATTAGATCGAGTGACTAATTGCCTAAACTGGTCTTGAGCTTCCTTTAATGCTCCAGCAATAACTCTTTCGTCATTGTTGGTAGATGCAGATAATTCATTAATTTTGTTTCGGAAATCACTGTGGATGCCTTTTAAAGTTTCACCAGTAATAGCACCTTGACCTTGAAATTTATTAGAAACATTGGTGTCAATCCATTTATTAAAAAAGTTTTTTGACGCATCATTTATTGCACCAGAATCAACGGCTTGTTTAAGATTTGATAATTCTGTATTGAATGTAGTGTCAGCTTTTACTGTCATTTTTGGCAATAACTTTTCATAAGCATCGCCAAGAGTGTCCCCAGTAAATTTAACCGCTTCCCGACCTGTAACATCTTTTGGCAATTCTTTGCCTATCGGTTTCAAAGCTCGATTAAACGCAGCCTTGTTTAAATCTTCTACTGCCCTAACTTGAGCATTTTTTATAAAGTCTCCCACAAATGGAACACTTGATAAACCTTCTTCCAATCGTTTAGCACCGCCGCCTAAGATTTGTCCTGTGGTTGGCGTAATGCCTTCATTCATTAATGTTTTGACTTCTGGGGAAACATTTGGGCTAATTATTGAAGCAATAGGTTTTGTAACCGCATTCAATGGATTTGTGTATTCAGCCGCTGTTCTTAATGCAGGCGCAGCTCTTGCCAGCATAGGCATTCTTGCCGCCAACGTACTGCCGCCACTTAATAACGCAGACAAATCAGCCGCAGCGCCCACAGGGTCGGTAGCTAGTGTATTTTTAATTGCTTCTTCACTAC